AAGCACATTTATGTAAAGAACTACTGAGGGGTGTGACAGTTGGCAGACTGTCCACCAAACCCCCCATGGGCGGATCTGCCGTGCTATTGTATGTTTATACAAATGAGAAATGACATGCGAATTGATGTGAAATGCTACGGTGCTCCCTGGGAGAACACTACTACTGATCTCGATAAAGCATACGATCTCGCATACAATTTGAGTGAAGAATACCAGTGTGATGTTGATCTTCGTTATAACGAGACTGGCATCATCTTCACCACTGTTTCTAACTACTGATGCAGTATTCTAATCTATCAAAGATTCGTCCTAAACTTAGAACCAGTGGCAATGTGACTGGTAACTTTGGACGCCCAAAGTCTAGAGCAGGTTCTACACTTAATGGCATTGGAGTTACTAATGCTGAGACTGTCAAATGTGTGACGCAAGATGAGTATCTTGCTCGTCTACATTATGCTTTTGATAACACTGACGATCCTAAACTTCGCCAGTTCATTTACACTCAAATCCGTAACATTCACATTCAACGAGGTACATGGTGATGACTACACTAACGACTGAAAAAGTGCTTGATTTTTGTGAAGAATACTGTGCAGTTCTTCGCAGTAAGATGATCCAATGGCGGATCAATTTGCATCGAGAATCGATCGGAAAGGGTGACAATGATAAGTATCACCTGGAGAAGATTGATGGATTGGTGAATGGAACTGATCCCAACATTCCTGAGTATCAGATACAAACGGGCAAGAAGTATGCTCGGATTGTTATGAATGATGGTGGACGATCTGTTCATTCATTTGTTAATCTGAGCAACGGAGATGTCTACAAACCAGCATCATGGCAAGCACCAGTTAAGGATGCGCGTTATAACTTAATGCTGGATGATGCACGCGCAGTGTTATTCAATTCTGTTGATCCTTTCGGTAGTTATCTTTACAAACGATGAAAAAAGTTGGCAATTATTACATCAGCGAGAACCTGATTGGTGATCCTGTGATTGAAATGGTGATGAAATCGTATGATCTACGATTACAACAAGAGGCAGTCAATCGTGATCGAATTAGACAAGGCAAGACGCCATTAGTTCCTTATACAGTCTGGAACATTTCAGATCGGGATTGAAGAGAAATTGTGCCAGTCTATGAACTGGTACACTAAACTCCCACAGCACCCGATCCCGTGCTATGGTATATCCATACAAATGAAAAACGCAATCTGATTGATGCCTGACTTCTACACATTCACTGGCGACGGTGTTACTTTTCTCGGTTTAGTTGGTGTTATTAGCACTTCCATTATTGTTGTTACTGCTTTTCGCCGTCATTACAATTCTCCTTTGAACAAATGAGCACACAACATCGCATCGACAACATCATCGAAGCACTGCAAGAAGCACTTACTAAGTGTCAAGCAGTCAACTATCATGATGGTGCAAAGAGTGAAGAATCTGCACCGTATGCAATCGGTTGGACTACATCAACCATCAAAAATGCACTGATTGATCTCAACCAACTCAAGCAAGATCTGAACTGATTATGACTTACAATCAACTGCTTCAACAACTGCAACAACTTTCTGAAGAACAACTCAATCAACGTGTTGTTCTTTATGATACCTTTGGTGAAGATGGATGCGGAGAGTATTACTCTAAGAGCATCGAGTTTGTGTTTGCGAGCGAGGAATCTTGTGTTCTCGATGTTGATCATCCTATCATTCGTTTCTGATCATGCAATACCAAGTCACCTACATTGAGTTCGATTGTGATGATGATGACACAATGACTGCCTATGATAAAGATGAACTTCATGCTGAATTGATTGGTACAATTTGGGAAGCATGTGATGATGAGGATCTAGTCGAAGAGATCACATGTGCAACAGGTTGGTGTATTAAATCCATTGATTATCGTCACATTCTGCGATGACTAACCGAACCGAACTTGAGTGGTTTCTGAAAGAAAAGTGTCGGGAAGATGCTGACCTTTTGGATACAGTTATCAGTGAGTATGTTTGGAACTTGAGTGAATCCAAACTAACTGAACTTGAAGATTTTATGGTGAACAACTTTGGGGATGATTGATTATAATCAACGCCCACAATACGCTAGAAGGTAAAGAGAAATGGTTTGGGGTGTGCCAGTCTGGGAACCGTCCACCAAACCGCCTACCTGCCATCCTGGCGTGCTATTGTATTCACATACAAACAAAGGGAGACGAAATGCACCCCATTCACACAATGAACTTCGCTGATCGTGAGATGTTTGCTTACAATTCATACCGCGAAAAGCAGAAAGCAGAGATAGATCGTATTCTGTCACATCCTGAGCAAAGAATGAAGTATTGCTTCTCATTCATGCAGGGTGCTGATGAACAAACCCGTAAAAAATGTTTCGATAAAATTGCAGAATACTCTGCTCAACTTGACTGGTCCGAAGCACACTTCTGAGGAATTGATGATGAGAAACACCACCAAAGTTCAAGCACTTCAGCAATTCAATTACAACTGGAAAGTGCTTATTAAGCAACAACCAAAGTGGAAAGGTGATGTGATTGCCAAACGCGAAAGTTGGAACAATTTTGTTGACGCACTGAACAAAGAGGGATACATTAGTGACAGACAAGCGATGACATGGGATAATCCTTTCTAAAGAGATTGACGCTTCCAAAGTATAAACCACTCCAAGACACACAATGACACTGACAGAAGAACAACTACAGTCCCTGATTGCAACTTATGCTGAGCGAGTTGTTGATGGAATGGATGTGCGCGATTTGTGTGCATTTGCCATCGACACGATTTGTGATAATATGGACGGCATGAGTGAGGAAGATGTGCTCAAAGAAATTGAGTTCTATTATGATGCTGAGGAGATGAAAGATCTTATCGAAAGTATAAAGAAATAGCACCTAGGGCTGTGCCAGTTGCCAAACCGTCCACCAAACCCCCAGAACCCCCCGAACCCGTGCTATGGTATACACATACCAAACAAGGGAACACCCCAATGCGTAAGATTGAACTCCAGATGATTGCTGCTATCAAAGATAGCAAGGATCTCAAAGTTGCTAACACCGAAGTTGTGTCATGTTCGCACGTTTCTGATGTTTATCTGCACGGCAATCTGATTGCTCGGATTGGCGAAACCTGGATCGAATTGTTCGATGGTGGTTATCAATCCAAAACCACAAAGTCTCGCCTCAATGCTATTCTTTCTGCCTTCGGAATGGATGGTGAGAAAGTGTTTGCCAAGAACTTTCAGTGGTTTGTTAACTACAACGGTTCGCCTATTCCTTTCTTCTCTGGTATGCGTTTGGCATGATGAAGTATAAAACTTTCATCCTTTATCTGAAAGACAAAGGATGCACATTGCATCGCACATCTGGCAAGCATCACATCTACACACACCCTAAGATCAACCGTAACATTGTAATTCCCAAGCAGAAAGAAATCTCCCAAGGCGTTATCTACCACACCCAAAAACTACTCGCAAATGTCTAACCAAATCCGCATCATTGACAAAGTTGGATTGTTTCCAGAAACCAAAGGTAAAGCACGTTGGGTGACAGTTAAGTCCTACAATCATGCAATGGAAATCATTGCTGAGCAAACCAAACTTGGCAATGAAGCAGTCATCGTATTCTGGTAAATCATGAACGAACTTGACTACCAACCCGACTTCGATTATAATCAAACAGAATGGCAAGATGACATTCTGAGCATACTCAACGAAGAAACAATCACCGAAAATCTTGACTACCAAACCCATGAACTTCTCAAAAGTTTCTGATACGTTTCCCAAACGATTTGTCGATGATCTTGATGACATGCTGACAGATAGTACCTCCAATGGATGTACTGATTTACTTGATGATCTGCTGCAACTTATCAGCGAACGACTGGTAGAATTGAACGACTATTATACAACCAATCTCAATAGCGTGCAACACTACCAACGCCAAATCATGGAACGCAAAGTAAAGTCTCCAGTGCAGCAAGATCGTTATACTGATGTGGTGAAGTTTCTGGATGATGATACCCAAGTCGCACCAGATTATTGTTAGTATGCTGAAAAGCGCATAGTATAATAAATGTTAAAATAAATGTTGTTAAGTTGTGGAAAAAGTGTTGTGGAAATTGTGGAAAACTCTGTGTTCTCTGAATGACTTCTAAATGCCTTATAATGCCCGCTGCCGTTGTCACCTTAGCGGTCGCACTATAAGACACACACAGTCTCACAGATCCCCCCCGTCCAGTTATAAGAACCACAGCACACTTTTCCACAGCAAACTTATAAGTTTTCCACACGTTTTCCACAGTTTCTTATAAGTTTTCCACAAGCAGTTCGTTATACTTATAGTGACAGACTGCGATCTCGTTATAACCTGTGGAAAACTTTCGTTATCATTGATGGGAATGTGTTCGCCCTTATAGTTACACACCATCCACACAGTTCCTAACAGTAACTCATGAGCACTTCGTTGATGATCAATGCACTTCGCCTCGGTAACACTGGGCACGAGATCTTGAACATTCTAGATGCACTCGTGTCTGATGACAAGTCTACCACATCTGACAGTGATTGTCAAGTCGTTTATAATGCTGCTGGCAAACAGTTGGCAACAGTGGAGACTGTGCAGTTCTAAGCAGTTCTTATAGTTATTCACCCCGTTCGTTCATTGTCACTTATTGACAGTGTTTGGGCGGGGTTTCTTATAGCCCTGGCGGGCGATGCCTAAAGCTAAAAACGCTAACTACCCTAACCTACAACGAACCAAAAACGCGAAAGAGATATAAGGTGTTTCAAAAAATTTTTCAGGTATAAGAAATTCGTAGAGGTATTATAAGGTATTTCAAAAAATTTTTCAGGTATATATACTACTATAGGGATTTCAATAAATCACAAATTTTTTTTCGAGGTATAAATGCATTATAACATTTTATTCAATGGGTGTAGTTTTACCGATGGTTCAGAGCTCGAAGGAATTGATAACGATTTAGAGCATAAAAAAACTCATAGGTTTTCTCATTTGGTTGCTGAACACTATGGTAAGACTTATATAAATATGGCATTAGCTGGAAAAAGTAATGATTGGATTATAGAGCAAACTATAAATTGGCTTGAAGATGGAAATACTTGTGATTTGGCAGTCATTCAATTTACAGATGAACGAAGATTTCTGTTATATTATGATGATGATGATCATAAAAAAGATATACGACCAAAACAATATGATGTTATGGGACCAATGAGACAATATAAGAACCCTATCTTGCAGCAGGTATTAAATTCTAGTGAGGTTAATGAAAAACGTTTAGTAGCAAACATATATTTTAAAAATATATACACTAGATTTATGGGACAACAACAATATTATAAAAATTTATTTTTTGTTAATAATTATTTTAAAAGTAAAAATATTCCTATAATTTTTTTAAAAATGAAAGAAGAAGTAAGTAAAGATTTTGGATGGAAACTTCTTTGCAAAGATATAAAAATAAAAAATATGGGAGGAGATATTCTACCGTCTTGGTCTAGTGATAAAGAAGAAAAAAAATATTATTGTATGGATTATACTCACAAATACAACCATAACAAAGAACAGCGGTTTGTACATTTAAGTGGAGCTCATCCAAACGAATTAGGACATCAAAAAATTGCAGATTATATTATTTCAGAAATAAACAATGCAAATCTCATATGAAGATTGATGCATTATAATTTATTATTTTGCGGTTGTAGTTTTACTGAAGGACTATTTCCTGATAGTCGATTTTCCCATTTAGTATCGGATCATTTTAAATATACTCACGATAATATTGCGAAACATGGAATAAGTAATGATAAAATTGTAGAAAAAACAGTTGAATGGTTTGAAGCAGACAACACTGCAGATATTGCCATCATACAATTTACACACAAAGCAAGAATAACTTGGTATAATACGTTTGAAGAAGAATTTGATTTTGCACCTGGAATTTTAAAAAACAAACAATACTTAAATATACCAGAAGTGTTTGATTACTTTTTGATCAATAATATTTGGAATGTTATTAGACAATATTATGAATTAATTTACTCTGAATATATGGGAGATCAAAATTTTTATAAAAACTTATTTGTCTTAGATAATTATTTTAAACAAAAAAATATAATACCCATTTACTTAACAATATGCAAAGCACCTCTACCAAATAAAGGTTGGTATAAATTTTGTAAAGATATTAATATTCAACACATTATTCATGGAGGAACAACTGGGCATCCTGTATTAAATCCTGATAATAATAGTTTGATTGGTAATCCACAAACAAATCCAGAAAATTTTGATGCTGAGTTATCAAAAATATCAAGAATTGGTCCAAGCGAATTAGGACATCAAAAAATTGCAGATTATATTATTTCAAAAATTAAAATTTAGAACTTGTATAGATTATGAGTAATAGTAAAAAACCATTTATATTTGGTTGTGGTGCTGGGTGGTGTGGAACAACTTCACTGTACATGACTTTGGTTGAGAATGGATATCTTCATGGAGGATTTACAAAAGAAGATACATTTTTAAGTAATCTCTTTAGAGAACCTCAATTAAATGATAGAGATTATAATAAATTTTTGAAGCTCATTACGTATAGTGAAGAAATTCGATTTGGAGCACCATATACAAGAATTCAAGATGGAGTTGTTGTTGATGTATGTAATACCGAAAAATATTTAAGTCCATTACGCAAATTTACTAAATCCCAATTAGAATATATTTTTTCATTACCATTGACAGCAGAAAAATATATTGAGTACCATACCTTACTGTCTGAGTATAGTGATGATTTTTTTGCTGCCACTGGAGATTTCAATAATACAAATTTCATCGATTTATGGGAATATGAGCAACAATGTGATTTGATTATTAATAAATTAAGTGAAACTCATAATATTAAATTTTTGATGATATTAAGAGATCCGATCAGAGCTTTCTTTTCTGTTGCCAATTCACAATTTTACAGGGAAAAAATACCTAATATTACTAAGTATAACTCCGTTAAAGAATATATGTGGGAACAAGCGGATGTTTATTTAAACAATCCAATCAATCCTTGGCATGATTATGGGAAGGTTGCAAAAAAATTTAAAGATAAATTTGGAAACAATTTCCATTATGTCATTATGGAAGATTTTTTTAGTTCTCAAAATAATGAAGTGCAGCGATTAGAGAAATTTCTTAATACAAAGATTACTAGCATTTATCCTTGTAGCTTTGTTCCAGATAAAGGGGTACACGCTTTAAGAGACGGGAGAAAGTCAGTATTAGTAGATCAGTGGAATAATGATAAAGAAAAATTATCTGATGAGTTGTATCTATTCATTAAAAGACATATGCAAGAAGTCTATGATGAATTTGAAGACTTACATGGAGGTTTACCTAACGATTGGGGAATACCAATTGATTATGGATACTAAAATGAAAATATAATGATGAGGTTCCAGATTTCATTAAACCAGGACATATAACTAAAAGAGGTTTCATAAGATTATAATGCACATATTATTTAATGGATGTTCATACACCTGGGGAGATGAATTAGAGAATAGACTTGAAGATCGTTTTAGTACACTTGTTGCTAATCATTATCAAGCAGAACATGCTAACATTTCTGATTGTGGACGAAGCAATGATGCAATCGCTCGCACAACAATGGAATGGTTTGCAGATGGTAATACGACAGATTTAGCAATTATTCAATGGACGATCATTTCTAGATTTGAAGGTTATGATGATTTAAACAAACATTACTTTCATGTAACTGTTGATAAAAAAAGCAAATGGGAACATTTTTATAAGAATTATTATTATGATCAATTAGGAGTTGATTGTTTATTTAAAAACTATTATTTGTTAGAGCAGTTTTTTATAGCAAATAAGATTAAATATATTTTTATATTTCACGATTGTTGGAGTAATACGATTATAAATTTAGATAATGTATGGAAAAAATTTATTGTTAAGAAAGATTTTCATTTCTTAAGAGGAATGTTTTCTCAAAATTGCATCTTAATAAATCCATTGATTGATGATTGTCATTTTAAAGGAACCAAAGGTGGGCATCCAAACACATTAGGACATCAAGCAATTTCTAATTACCTCATCAAGGAGATAAACAATGCATTATAATCTATTATTCAATGGGTGTAGTTATACTCAAGGATCAGAACTTGAAGGAATTAATAAGGATTATGAGTATCGTAATCGTCATCGTTATAGTCATATTATAAGTGAAAGATTAGGAAAAACTTATGATAATATTAGTGTTGGAGGTGGTAGTAATGATCGTATTGTAAGAGAAACACTACATTGGTTTAATTCAGGAAATACATGCGATTTGGCAATTATCCAATGGACAGAAATTACTAGAATAGAATACATATCCGCATATGCTGAACACCCTGTTAGTTTCAATCCTGAGTTCGTTGTTACTGAATGGAAGGGATGGGACAATGACACACCAAAAATCAAAAAAGATCATGAAGAAACTAAACTAGCACATGAGCATTTTTATAAGTACTTTTATAATTCTGCACTGGGAATTCATAATTTTTATAAAAACTTGTATATATTAGAACAATTTTTTGAAAAAAATAATATTAATTACTATATGATAAAATTATCACCAATTTTTTTGTGGGGGCGGAGGTTGAATCATAGCATATGTCCAAGTGATAATCCAAATCACTATACAAATTTTTTTTGGGAAACTTTATGCAAACATGATTTTTTTAGTATTTCTTCCATTAGAAATACTATGATTAATATTCAGGATAAAGAAAATTTTACTCCAAAACATTTAGGACATCGATTTTTAACTGGAACACATCCTAGTGAACTGGGACATCAAAGAATAGCAGATTTTATTATCAATAAAATTGACACTAAATAAATTTACTTATTACAGATATTATGCACGTCAATATTTTTTCTAATGGTGATCAAGCTTTACATTGTGGTGGATGCGATGCTGAGATTGAAAAGGAAGATCACTATATTACACTAATTGGAAAAGCATTGAATAAGACTTATGAAGATATTTCTTTTAATGCTGCTTCAAATGATCAAATAGTAAGAACAACAATCGATTGGTTTGAAAGTGGCAATACAGCAGACTTTGCAATCATTCACTTTACAGAAGATTTTAGAGTTGAATATATTGCAGGATATGATGATTATCAAACATGCACTCCATTTGGAGTAAAAAATCATCAATGGCCACTTGATAAGTATAAAGACCTTGATTATTATTATGAAAACATCTATAATCCATTTATAGGTAGTGATAACTTTTATAAAAATCAATTTCTTTTAGAACTTTATTTTGAAAAGAAAAATATTCCATATTTCTTTTTAAAATTGATGAACTTTCCTACACCATCACCATGGAAAACTTGGTGTAAAATTGAACGTTTAACCGCAACTTGCTATGCTGGTGGATTGATTGATAGTGTGGAAAATAAACCAGAAAATTATCACCATCATCATCCATCAGAAAAGGGACATCAAATTATTGCAGATTATATTTTAGATAATATTAGAGATCAATTTTAAGTCATGGAAAACAAAGTAATTTGTCCAATGCCTTTTATGAAGATCTATAATAACTTAGATGCTTCTGCATATACTCCATGCTGTTGGTCAAATCATTGGACTGATGAAACCAATGATATTACAAATACTTTGCCATTAGAACATTTTACTGGTGAAGTGTTTAGTCGTATTAGAAAAGAAATGTTAGAAGGTGAAAAAACAGAACTTTTAAAAGAATATTGTAATACCTGTTGGATGAGAGAAAAAGACTTTGGACATTCTCCTAGAATGAAGTTTAATGAATTTATTGATTATGATGTTTATCAAAATTTTGATCACAATGGAAGAATAATTGATAATGATGAAAGATTTATTCAAGTAGGAATAAATGTTTATGGAAATCATTGCAATTTAGAATGTTATGAGTGTTTGCCAGATAATTCTTCTTCTAGATGTGCTGTAATGAACAAACTTGATGATCCCAAATTAAATGAACAGTTTGTTTATGATCCTAAACGTGTAAAATCTTTTAATAAATTATCTAAAGAACATTTTAGAAATATTGTTGATGAAATCGTATCTTACGGCAAAAAAATTCGCAGTATCGATGTTGTTGGTGGAGAACCGATGCTTATGAAAGATCACTTTTATCTTTTAGACAAATTGATCGAAAGTGGACATTCTAAAAATATAGAAATCAACTATACATCAAATATGACACTAATGACAGTATCAAAAATGAAAAAATATTTTGATAATTTTTGTCACATTAGAATTCAATGGAGTATTGATGCATTGAAAGAAAGAAATTACTGGTTAAGATATCCTACTAATTGGGATCAAACTATACAAAATTGTGAGGAAGTAAGAGATTATTTGATTAAGACTGGAAAGGGAACAATTCAAGGCACACTTACGCCAAGTTTGTTTAGTATAATCACTCTTAAAGAAACATATGATTGGTTACTGGTCAACGATTATGTTCTTCTCGATCAAATGCCTATGAATACGATTGATAATCCAAATTTCTTAAGTCCTCAACACTTACCACAGGAACTAAAAGAAAAGATTGCTCCAAAGATTTCAACATTATCAAAGATACATTATAATCAATTGATGTCTGAACGAGATGAAGATTGTTTTGAACTAGCCATTCAATATGCAGATAATTTAGATAACATGAGAGGAACTGACTGGAAAACAACTTTTCCAGAAATAGCACAATACGCTTAATATCCATAATCGATAGGTGATCCCCAATCTGCAGGTAAACTACCATGAAAATTTTCAAATTCTAAGTATTCCTTCTTAAAATCTTCTCTTTCTCTATACCTGTTGTACATTTCTGAAGTTAAAATATGATGATCAGAATCCCATTGATCTTTCAAGTATTGGTCATCCTTTGGTGCATTAATTCCTTTATCTGGTACATAGCAGCAAGGATACATTTGATCTATTTTAATACTCAAAAAATTTTCTAATTTTTCCTTTTCTTTTTGATTATTTGGATTATATAAATCTTCCATAATTAAATAACAAACATTTTCTTTACCAAAAACTTTGTAATAAGTATTAATTTTAGATACAAAATTCATAATGGCAGATTTTTCAAATGACTTAATTATATCACCTGTTGTGTATTTAAAATTGAAAGAGTGTCTTGCTGTAAGATAGTAAAAATTTCTTGTTTCATCTAGATTAGTAAAAGATCCTGCATGTGACCATGCTCTTCTAATAGGATCTCTTAAAGAAACAAGACACTTAATCTCAAAATATTTTGACATTTTATTCACTATTTCTATAAGATTTTGTTCACTCAACGTCATTGATATGTTAGAAAAATCTCCAACTGCTTGGTAATTTCCTTCAAGATATTGATATAAATTTAAATAATATTTAATATACTTTTCTAAAGACTTTGATGGTCCGAGAATATAATTAAAATCTTTCTCAGTAATTTTGTTTAGTACCCCATGAGGATCTCTTTTATCATCAAAATTTCCGCATAATAATAATTTTTCCAAAAAAGAATTATAAGTATCTAATTTTACATTATTAGTTTCATTAATATAAAAAGTATGCAACGCTTGAATTTCTTTAGTTGGTCCTGTATGGACATACTTCATATTTTTTAACGTATGATAAAGTGATGTAGTTCCAGACCATCCAATACCCAAAGAAAAAATAAATTTAGGTTTCATTTATATCCATCTATTGTCCCATTTAAAATTTATTTATAGATACTATTGGAACTCTCCATTAGAAATAAATGCTACTCTCTTCCCCAGATGAGTATCTTTATCAATTACAAGCGAGCAGTAAGGCAGACGCAATAAGATTATGGAGAAAAGCGATCAAGGAAGCATGGAATAACTGTTGTGCATATTGTGGACAAAATAAAGATCAGATGACAATTGATCATGTCATCCCACAATCATTAGGTGGCACAGACGAATTAATGAATGTAGTTTGTTGCTGTGAAGATTGCAACCGCGATAAGTCACATACTGAAGTTGAAATTTGGTATTTTCAACAATACTTTTTTTCTCAAGAAAGATGGGATATAATAGAACAGTGGCGAACACCAAAATCAAATGGTTCAAAAAAAAGATATATAAGAGGTAAGAATGGTATTCCAACAAAATCAGTGGTACAATGACATATAACGTATACATTGATCAAATGATTGCATTTGAAAATCTTACAAAAGAGGATGCTGAAGATCGCGCAAAACAAATTCAACAAATGATTTCTGCTGGTATTCCAACTCACTACACTACTGAACAAATTAAAGTATTGGAGATTAAACAATGAACCCGATTGCAAAACTAATTAGATGGATTAAAGGTGAATACAAATTGTGGAAACTTAGGCAGCAAGATCCTTACATTTATGAAGATGAAGATTGAACATGATTGGTATAAGTGAAGGATTTCATGATGCTGCAATATCAGTAGTAAATGCTGGTAAGATTAAGTTTGCTGCTCATGCAGAACGATATTCTAGAGTAAAGCATGATAAACATCTAAATCTATCAGTATGTGCAGAAGCACTGCTTCATACTGAAGATGATGTTGTTGCATTCTATGAACGTCCTTGGTTGAAGCGTACTCGTCAATTGTTTGCTGGACAATATAAGAGTGCATTTAAAGAAAGAAATATCTACATCACTCCTAATCATTATTACTCACATCATCTCTCCCATGCTGCTGCAGCATTTCAGACATCACCCTATCCAGAAGCTGCATGTGTTGTCGTAGACAGTATTGGTGAATGGGATACTGCTTCAATCTGGCACGCTCAGATGGTGGAGGGATGTGCTAAGTATAAAAAAGTATGGTCACAGAAGTATCCTAAGTCTATAGGATTGTGGTATTCTTCTTATACGAAATGGGCAGGTTTGAGACCCTTAGACGAAGAATACATCTTTATGGGTATGGCAGCGTTTGGGAAACCCTTATACGTCGAACAAGCGCGTAACTTGCTCTCTAGAAATAACCACAAGGGCTTTTCCACCTCTCTTGAAGGAAATCCAGAAGACAACTCTAAGAGTGCAGAGGTTGTTCTTTATGGGGCACTGAAAAAAATTTTCAATAGAGCAAGGCAATATAGTAATAATATTTGTTATGGAGGAGGGGTTGCTTTAAATTGCGTCGTAAACGCTAAGCTACAAAACGAGCATCCGTTCATGTGGATTATGCCTAATCCTGGAGATGCTGGAGCTTCCTTAGGGGCAGCTTTATTGTCCTATGGTGGTAAAGTCATCTTCACCCCATATTTGGGTGAAAACATTCAAAAAACGATTGACCCAAAAGAAGTTGTTGACGCATTACTTCACAAAGGCATGTGTGGGGTTGCGAATGGTCCTGCTGAGTTTGGACCACGGGCTTTGGGTAATAGAAGTCTTCTAGCGGATCCTAGAACTCTTAGGATGAAAGATTTAGTTAACACAGTAAAGAAGAGACAAAAGTTTCGTCCATTTGCTCCTGCCATATTAGAAGAACATTGTCAGGACTATTTTCGTATGCCACCAGACAGTCGTTATATGTCATTTGTATACGACTGTAAGCGTCCTGATGAGATCCCAGCATGTGTACACGTAGATAATACTGCTAGGGTTCAAACAGTTCCCACATGGTCTTCTAGTATTCTTAGAGAAATACTTGAGTGTTGGTACGAACGTACAGGTTGCCCAGTTCTTTTAAATACGTCTTTAAATATTCGCGGAATGCCTATCGTCAATACTTGGCAAGATGCAGAACAGTTTTCAGAAAAGTATGATGTTGAGGTTTTTTAATGGAAAATAAAGTTTTTTGTTCAAAACCATTTAAAGAAATATTCAATCATCCAGAATTAAATTATGCTCCTTGTTGTTGGGCTTATCCTGCGTCTAAAGAAAATCCAAATACTCGTTTACCAATCGATCATTTTAATGGTGAAGATTTCAAAAGGCTTAGAAGAGAAATGCTTCAGGGCAAAAAAACAGATTTTCTATGTTCTTACTGCAAATATTGTTATGATAGAGAAGATGAAAATATAGAATCTCCAAGAATGAAAAATGCCAATATTAGTAAGACTATATTGGATAGTTTTAATGCTGATGGATCATTAAAACCTAATCAAAATAAATTTATTAATATTGCAATAAATGCGTATGGTGACAATTGCAATTTAGAATGTTACGGATGCAACCCACTTGTATCCACCTCCAGAAAAAGTGCAATGGATAAATTGCACAATCAAATTATTGACAACAATATTGATATTTTAGATTTTTATGGTAATCTTAAATACAAATGTTTTGATAAAAGTGAAAGTGTTAAATTTGAAGATATTGTAGATCAGATAGTAGAATATGCTGACAATATTTCCTCGTTGACAATTGTTGGTGGAGAACCAATGTTAATGAAAAAGCATTTTATATTATTGGACAAATTAATAGAAGTTAATAAATCTAGAAACATTACTTTAAATTATGTTTCAAATATGACTTTGATGAATTTAAATAATATGAAAATTTATTTTGAAAATTTTTCAAAAACAAATATTCAATGGAGTGTTGATGCATTAGGAGAAAGGAACTATTGGTTAAGATATCCAACCAATTGGGAACAAACAACAAAAAATGTTTTTGAAATTGAAAAATATTTTAATACTTATAAAAAAGGATCTATTTTTGCAACTATTACTCCAAGTATGCTTGGAATTATAACTTTGAGAAAAACTTATAATTGGTTGTTGACTAGGAATTTAATTAATAAAAAAGATCCAATTATTAATTTAATGGTTAAACCAGAACTATTAAGAACAAGAAATTTACCAGAAGAAATAAAAAATAATATAAAATATGATATAAAGATTATTTCAGAATTACATTATGAGGATTTAATTAAACCAAGAAATGACACCCAATTTAAATTAGCAATAAAATATTTTGATTTATTGGATAAATCTAGAGGAACAGATTGGAGATCCACATTTCCAGAAGTTGCAAAGTATGCAAATTGACATTATCTAAATAACGTGGTATCATGCCTTTGGGTGATACCCGTTTACGTAAACAAATCAAATTGAAGTATATTCATGGCAAAAGGTTTTAAAGTGGTTACAAAACCACCCACATCATCTTCTAATAATTCAGACGGTTTTAATTTAGAAGAAACAAAAAAAATGATTAAAGACAAAAGTATTGTCTTTTGTCTTCCTGGTAGAGGAGTTTCATATACATATCTTAAAAATTTTGTACAACTTTGTTTTGATCTGGTTCAGAATGGTGCTTCGATCCAGATCTCACAAGACTATTCTTCGATGGTCAACTTTGCCCGCTGTAAGTGTCTTGGTGCTAATGTCCTTCGTGGTCCTGATCAACTTCCTTGGGATGGTAAACTAAAGTACGATTACCAACTTTGGATCGATAGTGATATTGTATTCAACACAGAATCGTTCTACCGTCTTGTATGGATGGATAAAGATATTTCCTGTGGTTGGTATGCGACCGAAGATGGAGTAACAACATCAGTTGCACATTGGCTTGAAGAAGACGATTTCAAGAACAATGGTGGTGTTATGAACCATGAAATGGTTGATGGCATTCAAAAGCGTCGTAAACCATTTACTGTAGATTATACAGGGTTTGGTTGGACACTGATCAAACATGGCGTCTTTGAACATCCAGAGATGAAATATCCTTGGTTTGCACCTCAGATGCAAGTTTTTGAATCGGGAGAAGTTCAAGATATGTGCGGTGAAGATGTTTCATTCTGTCTAGATGCTATCAAGGCAGGATTTGAAATTTGGTGTGATCCAGTCTGTCGAGTTGGACACGAGAAGACACGAGTAATCTAATATAATAAGTAGTATTTTGTGTCGAATTACACATGGAGAAATACGATATATATTGTCAGGGGAGAAAAATTTACTCTTCCGTAACGGAAGAAGAAATGTTGGATATCACGCAAGAACTTGCTGATCAATTCTATACAAATGGTACTCCCCATCCTGACGATATTGTGGTAGAATATCTTGGTTACGACGTTGAATAAACTATGGCATTGAAAAAATCTTTGAGTGGTTCAAAAATTATTGAATCATCTCCAAAAAATACTCGTCAGGGACGCTCTAAAAACACAAAAATTTCTGCGACAAGTAGAAATTGTGCTAAAAAGCGTTACAGAGGTCAAGGAAAATAATTCGTAATTAATAAGTTGGTTTGAATTCCACTTCACATCATTTATCGAAGATGGAGTTTATCCATACAGACAATAGAATATGCTTATCAACAGTATTAATGTCCTTGATGGTAACATCAGCAGTGATAAAATTGACTGATGCTTCTATCACTATAGATAAATTATTATCAACATATAAAAAATAAGGTATACATAAGACAGGAGATATCTCCTGTCTTTTTTTATTTTTATGGCATATCTAAATCACAATCTACCTACGTTTACTTGTTATATCCGCAATGAATTTCTTTTTAATCATACAAAAGGATTTGGAGAAGTAACTTTATGCGATGTGCATTCAGTTGCCTCGTTAGAAAAGCATGTTCCTCTTTTTGAAGCATATCTAGAAAATGGTGTAAATTGGACAAGAAGACCAATACATGCTTTCTGCTGGAAACCAGACGCACCTGTTCCAAAACTTGAAGAGTGTATGTGGTGGGATTGTTTTTCTCCATATATCGACGTACAAGTTCGTTCAAGACTTGCAAACTTACGTGCTGACCTTATTAATTTTCGTGGAGAAAAAAATCAAGGAACATATATGTTTACATTGGATTGGTCATGGGAATCAAAATCTACTTTGAATACTAATTTTAGTGAAACCCCAGAGCATAAATGTGCCCATTTCTTTAAAATGGATAATGGAAATTTTTATGCTTATCCAAATAACAAAATTATTTGGTATGATGATGCATGGACAAAAAATAGAATTACTAAAAATCCAGGATATATAATTGATCTAACTGAATATTCAGTTGAAAATTTAAGAAAAATTGAAACTTCAGATGATTTCATGTATGAAGTGAAAAATTGAGCGATAGAAACCGCTATAAAAGTTCTGATTAATCACAATCAGAATACTAAAATGGAATTTCAGGAGCAAAAAACTCACAATTTAATTATTCAGAACAAACTTCATGAAAAAATTCGTAATGATGAGGATTATGATGACTGGGAATATGGAACAGAACCCAGTTATGGAATGCCTATAAATACGAATAAATAAACGAAGATCCTATAAAAAGTGCCTCTTCAAAAAATTTCTAGAGGTTTCAAAGACATTTCATTGTCAATGAAACGTCATCCAGTTACAAATGATATCCTTCCTCTAAAAAATGAGGATGCAATCAAGCGTTCTGTTCAAAATTTAGTAAGAATTCAAGTTGGAGAGGTCTTTTTTAACAATCTAATTGGCACTAGAATTAGTGGAGCACTATTTGAATTAGCAACAAGCGATTTTACTGCTCCAATAAAAACCGAAATTGAAACTGTTATTACAAACTTTGAGCCAAGAGTTGTACTAAAAAGCGTTGAAGTTGATCCAGATCCTGATAATAATGCTCTAGAAGTCACAATATCTTATGACATAGTTGGTTTATCAACGCCTACACAGACAGTTACCTTCATCTTAGAACCAACTAGACTATAATGGCACTAACACAATTTACAAATTTAAATTTTGAGGATATAAAATCCTCAATTAAGGATTATCTAAGAGCAAATACAAACTTTACAGACTATGACTTTGAAGGATCTAATCTTTCAGTCATCATAAATTTGCTTGCATATAATTCTTATATCACCGCCTACAATACAAACATGGTGGTGAATGAAACTTTTATTGATTCTGCAACATTGCGTGAGAATGTTGTATCTCTTGCACGCAATATTGGATATGTACCACGATCAAAACGTGCTGCAAAAGCAACTGTAGACTTTTTTGTTAGTGGAATTTCTACAACAACAGATACAATTTCATTCCAACCAGGGGTTGTTGCGAATGGAAGTGTTTCGGATGTCAATTTTATCTTTTCTCTACCAGAAAAAGTTACTGTAGCAGCGCAAAATGGGTCTTCTTTTGGTAGTTTAGAAATTTATCAAGGTCAATATTTAGAAAATTCTTGGACAGTTAATAATTCTCAACCAAATCAGCGTTATATTATCCCAAATGATAGTGTTGATACTTCAACTTTGCGCGTAAAAGTAAAAAATACGTCTACAGATACAACTTTTACCGAGTATCAACTCGTCGATAATATCCTTGGTATCACTTCTACATCAAATATTTACTTAATTCAAGAAACTACAGACGAAAAATACGAAATTTTGTTTGGTGATGGTATTTTTGGTAAGAAATTACAATCAGGAAACGTAATTACTGCATCTTATATTAAGACAAATGGCAAAGATGGTAATGGAGTAACTGATTTTAGGTTTGCTGGAACAATTTTTGATGAAAATAACGCAAATATAACCTCATTTACCGCTGATTTAACAGCACAAGTACCATCTGAAAACGGAGATGAGATAGAACCTGTCGAAAGTGTCAAATACTTTGCCCCTAGACTGTATTCATCTCAGCATAGAGCAGTAACTGCAAGTGATTATGAGGCAATTTTACCAACATTGTATCCAAATATTGAAAGTGTGAGTGCTTATGGTGGAGAAGATCTAACTCAACCCCAATATGGACGAGTTTTTATTGCTGCTAAACCAAGAAATGGATCTTTCTTATCAGATTTCACTAAAAAGCAACTTTTACAATCCTTAAAAAACTATTCTGTTGCTGGAATTGTTCCTCAGTTTGAGGACTTAAAGTATCTTTATGTAGAAATTGACAGTTATGTTTACTATAACGCAAATTTTGTTGGTGATCCAAATAATCTGAAAACTGATGTTATTTCTGCAATTACTTCTTATGCTAGAAGTTCAGAAATGAACCAATTTGGGGGAAGATTTAAATATAGTAAAACCTGTTCACTGATTGATAACGTCAATACTGCTATTACTTCAAATATTACAACAGTAAGGATTAGAAGAGATCTTGTTGCACGTATAAATCAACCCGCACAATATGAATTGTGTTTTGATAATGAATTCTATACAGGTAAGAAAAATTATAATGTTAAGAGTACAGGATTTAGCGTATTTGGTATAGATGGTACATGTTATTTTTCTGATGAAGTCGTAAATGGATCTAATATCGGAAATCTTTTCCTTTTCCAAATTCTTTCCGATGAAGAGACGAATATTTTATCAACCAAATTTGGAACAGTCAATTATAGCACTGGTGAAATCCTTATAGATACTGTAAATATTACATCAACCAGTTTAGCAGACAATATTATTGAAGTTCAAGCAATTCCACTATCAAATGATGTTTTAGCGAGAAAGGAATTGTATTTGCAATTAGATGTTTCTAAGAGCAATTTCTACATGAAGCAAGATAGCATCTCTTCAGGTGCAAATACTTCAGGAACAAGATTTGATATTCAATCAAGCTATCAAAACGGTAAGAAAACAAGATAACAGATGATCGAAACCTCCCTATCCAAAGTCAAAATCAATGAAATTATTCAGAGCCAAATCCCTGAATACATTGATGTCGAAAATCCTTATTTTGGAGAATTTTTAAGGCAATATTATTACTCGCAGGAGTATCAGGGAGGTCCTGTTGATATTGCAGACAATCTAGTCGAATATAAAGGATTAGATTATCTAAACACAAGAAATTTAATTGGATTTACATCCCTAACATCATACATCAGTGGCGTTGATGAAACCATTTATGTAAAATCAACAGATGGTTGGCCAGCACAATGGGGTCTACTAAAAATTGATGATGAAATCATCACTTATACTGGTATTGGGTCTACATCATTTACTGGGTGTGTTCGTGGATTTAGTGGTATTGAAAAAAATACCAAAACCAATCAACCAGAGTATCTAACATTCACTTCTAGTGGTATTTCAACCCATGCATCAAATGCACGAGTTGAAAATCTCAGTAATGTCTTTCTTAATGAATTTTTAAAAAAATTAAAGACATTAGTTCTTCCAGGATTTGAAAATAGAAATTTATATGGCGATTTAAACGAAAGCAATTTCATTAGACAAGCAAAAGATTTCTATAAATCTAAAGGAACAGAAGAAGCATTTAAAATTCTCTTCAAAGCATTGTATGCTGAACAGGTTGAAATGGTTCAACCTCAAAAATTTGTAATTAAACCGTCAGATGCTGATTATATTAAAAATGATGTATTAGTTTGTGAAGTTGTCAGTGGTAACCCAATTAAAATTGAAGGACAAACACTATTTCAAAATACAACACCACTTCAAACTAGTGGATCAATTTATAATGTTGAAAAGGCAATCATAGATGGTAAAACATACTATAAAATTGCCATTTCTAAAGGAACTACACTCGGGAAGTTTCTCCAGGTAGGAAAAACATTTGTTACTAAAGCATCTGGTACTGGATCTACAATCATCAATGTTGATAGTACAGTCGGATTTGGTACAACAGGAGATCTTACATATAAAGACTTACAGTTAAGTTACACAGATAAAAACTATACCCAATTCTTAGGTGTTTCTGGTATTACAACATCAGTAGGCATTGGGTCTACTGTTTTTGCGTATGGTCTTCAAGCATATTCTTACGAAGATGGAAATCTAGATAATCCAGTTTATCTAAACATTGTAGGAACAATTAATAATTTTAATGGTAGTGCATTAAATCAACAAGAAGGAAGCAGCATTAATGTATCTACTCTAGGTATAGAGCAAAAAGATACAAGATTTACTTCATGGATATACAACACATCAACAAAGTATATTATTGATAAAATCAATTCTTTGGGTTCTAATGTATATGAGTTTACTTTCTTCTCAACTCATGTTCTTTATGTTGGAGATACTCTTGATATTGTAGATGAAGACAATAATATTACTGTAGGCACAATATTACAAATTATTAATAATAAAACTATCCAAGTTAATTGTGCATCTTTAGATTTATCCAAAAAATATTTTATAAGAAGGCAATTAAAGACAAACAAAGATTATACAGCAGATATTCAAAATACATATTCATCTGGTGACACTGTTTATGTTGCTTCTAATAGCATCCCACATTGGAATATAAATCCTCAAAAGAGAATTAGAAATTTCACCACATCTGGAGTTACAACATTTACAGAAATTTCAGTTACTGATCATCATTTTAATGATGGTGAACTTGTAGTATATAAACCATCGGGTACAAATGGTGCAGTATCTGGATTAAGCACTAATCAGTCATATTATATTCGTAAGATTGATGACAATACAATTTCTCTTGCATATTCATTAGAGAATGCTCGTAGGGGTCAATATATTTCTATATTTGGATCTACAGATTTATCTGGAATTACTACACATTCATTAACACCATACAATGTAGGGTTTTCTACAATTGGAGCACAAAAGTTATTAAGAAAGTTTCCTGTTCCTGAGTATAGTGAGACTAAATCTGAAACTATTCAAGGAGGAATTGGATTATTTGTTAACGGTGTTGAAATTTATTCTTATAAGTCAACAGACAAAGTTTATTATGGTCCAATTCAATCAGTTAGTGTCCTCAATGAAGGTGGTAATTTTGACGTAATTAATCCACCAAGACTTTCAGTTTATCAAGATGGACACTCTGGTGCTGGTTCTTCAGTAATTGCACACGTATCTGGATCAATTCAAGAAATTCTTGTCGATACTGAAGGTTTAGATTATACTACCACGCCAACTGTCTATATCTCTGGAGGGAATGGTTCTGCTAGTGCAGAAGCAAAGATGAAATTAGTCTCCCATCAGGTAGACTTTGATAGCACTAGCACTGGTGGAATTGTAGATACTGTTACTGACAAAATTACCTTCCCAGAAGCACATGGATTTAAGCATGGTGAGGAAATCATTTACAATACTCGTGGAACAACTCCAATCGGTCTTGGAACCACTCCAGGGACGCTTATTAATGGGTCTTCGTATTATGTTATAAAGAACAATGACTATACCATTTCATTGGCGGAAACAAGGCAAAAAGCCCTTGCTGGAATTGCAACATTAGATATCACTTCTAATGGTCAAGGTTTCCATGCATTTTCGACAAAGGAAAGAAGACTAAAAGTAGATAAAGTTTATATTATTGAAAACGGCACATTTTATAACAGAGAAAATACAACAACTCCTGTTGGTATTAATACCTTTACGGATGTAATTACAATCAATAATCATGGATATAGTTCTGGAGAAGAGTTAAAGTATTCTACAACAGGTCTATCAATTGGTGGATTGAGTACAACAACCAAATACTATGCAATAAAAATCAATGAAGATCAGTTTAGAGTTTCTATCTCTACCAGTCTAACAAATTATGTTGGACTAAGTAGTGTTGGATCTGGATATCATGTATTCAATTATCCGCCAATTTTAGTCACTCTAAATGGTCCACAAGGTATAACTACAGCAAATGCTACTGTAACACCAATCGTTAGAGGATCTATATCTGCGGTCCATGTAAAGAATGGTGGTAGTGATTTTGGATCGACAATCATCAATGATAACTATAAACCAGAAATCAGAATTATTGAAGGTTCTAATGCTTCACTAAAACCATTAATTATAAATGGTAGACTTGATAGTATTATTGTAAAAAGTGGTGGATCAAACTATTTTAGTGTTCCTGATATTATTATTGTAGGTGATGGTGTTGGTGCAAAGGCAAAGGCAAATGTTTCAAATGGTCAAATTGTAAGCGTTGATATTATTGACCAAGGAGCAGGATATACTACTAATGGAACAACAGTTACTGCATCTACTCCAGGACAAGGTGCAATATTCTCATCAAATTTAAACGAGTGGACAGTTAATCAAGTTGAAAGATATGCAAAGATTGGTGATGTTAAATCTGATGACGGTTTTTATGAGACAGTAAGAAATACTAAACTCGGCAATCCTTACGTCAACTATTATGTTCCAAGAAATTTAAGATCTTTCTTAAATGACAGTGGAATTCAGCATTCTCCAATTTTAGGATATGCATATGATGGAAGTCCTATCTATGGTCCATATGCTTTTACAAATTATGATGGAACTGGATCATTAAAGTACTTACAGTCAAGTTATGCAAAAATTTCTGGATCAAGGGTTGATGGTCCAAACATTTCACAATATCCAGCTGGATTTTTCGTCGAGGACTTTAATTATGTCCAGGGTAGTGGTGATTTAGATGAGTACAATGGTCGCTTTGCAATAACACCAGAGTATCCAAATGGTGTATATGCATACTATACAACAGTTTCATCATCTGTCGTTAATGATAATGGAAGTCCTTTTAATGGAGTAAGACAACCAGTATTCCCATATGTGATTGGCAATTACTATAACTTTACTCCAAGTGTTTTCAATTATGCATACAATTCAACTCAAGATATTGATCCACTTTCATTGAATTTGGTCAGAAATACTGATGTATATAAAATTAATAATGGATATGAATTTATTTCAAATTCCAATAAAAATACCACTACACAATCTAAAATCTTAAATGTAAAGAGTGGTAGTGTTGAAAAAATTAATATTGTAGAAAGTGGTGTTGATTATAACATTGGAGATAGAGTTGTATTCAATAACAAAAATACCTCTGGGTTTGGTGCTATTGCCAAAGTATCAAAAATTGTTGGCGTAGCTGTAACAAATATTACTTCTTCTATAACAACTTTAAGTAATATTACTTTAGTATGCAATAATAACTCAGTAACTGCGATATCAACAGTTCCACATAATTTGGTTGATGGATCTTATGTAAGTGTTGTTGGTATATCATCTACATCATTCAACGATTTAACTGGAACATTTAGAATTAATGTAAATCGTCTTACATCAGGTCTAGCAACATCTATGCTAGCGACTGGTCTTACAACTAGTATTCAAATTACAGATCTTGCATCCAAGTTTTCTGTAAATGATATTTTGAAGATTGATAGTGAGCAATTCCTAATTATGGGAATTGATAATGCAAATAATAAATTAAACTTATTGAGAAATTATAATGGAACAACAGGTGCTGCACATACAAATCGTGCTGAGATTGTTCGTCTTGAAAAAGAATTTACTTATGAACTTGATAAGATAGTTTCATTATCGACGCCAAAAAATGAAGTTGTATTTTTTGATGCTTCATCTTCTGTTGGTGTTGGATTATCTTATGGCGTTGGTATTGGTACAACCATTTCTTACATTGGTGCGGGAAATAGTCAAAAATCAATTTTTATTCCAACTAGAAGTATTTTCTTACCCGATAATCCATTAATCCATGGTGAGGAGATATTTTATAGTCCTGGAGCTGGTACTTCATTAACATATTCATTGGATGGAAGCACGACTTCTCCAATGCCATCTAAAATGTATGTGCAAAAACTTACAAAAGATTTAATTGCACTTACAAATGCAAAAACTGGTATTAATTCTGATTTGTCAAGGATTTTCTTTAATGGAAATATTGGTATCGGAAATAGTCATTCATTTACAACAAGAAGAAATACTGTTTCATCTAGTGTAAAGACAGTAGATGTTATTGTATCTACAGGTTCTTCTCATAAATTAAGACCAGATGATGTAATTGATTTAACAGTTGTTTCTACTGCCACAAGTTCAGTATCTGCTTTATATGATCTTGTTACTAGATTTGTAAGTATTGGATCATCGACCAACCCAAGACTTGATGTAACTGCTGGAGATTACTTAGAATTTGATGTATCTCATGCAAGTCTATTAAACTCTAAATTAGAATTTTTCTTAGATAAAGATTACAATAAGAAATTTGTTGGATCGGGTGTTTCATCATTAGAAATTACAAATCAATTTGCACCAGGAATTACGTCCGCAAAAACAACTATTCACTTTACGGAACAAGTTCCACCAATTCTATATTATAAATTCACATCACAAACACCAACAAAAATAATTGAAATTGATAAAGATGTTAATGAATATTCAAAAATAGTTGTTAATGCAAGTAAGTTTACTGGCACTCATTCATTAACAACCACTACAAATCAGTCATTTACATTTAATGTATTTGAAATACCAGAAAGAGTGGGTTATACTAGTGCTTCTCATATTAATTACACTACCAATTCAACAAATACAAAAGGATCAATTGCAAAAATTGATATTTTAGATGGTGGAAAAAATTATAAATCAGTACCAACGTTATCAGTAGCATCTACAACAGGTTCTGCTGCTGTACTAAGATCATATGGATCAAATATTGGTGCTATTGATAGTGTACAAATTCTTGATTTTGGATATGATTATCCATCAGATAAAACACTACAACCACAAGCATCAGTTCCACAAATAATACTATTAAAAGATAATTACAGTGTTGATACTGTTGCAATCACTTCAACTGGTTCAAAATACTTAACTGCTCCAGATGTGATTGTTTATAATAGAGAAACAGACACTATTAATACTCAAGTAAGTATTGTTGCTTCTTTATTTGGAAGTAGTGTTGGTTCTGCAAGTATTATTAATTCGGGTGGAAATCTTAAGAGCACTGACAATTATGCCATTGCAGTTAATAATACAAATGGTGTTGGAATTATTAGTGCTACTTATTCATCTCCAAACGTTACATTAAGACTTCAAACACCTACATCAGGATTTACTACAAGCAATCCTTTGCCATTTGCAGTTGGAGATCAAATATTTGTAGAAAATGTTGGAGTATCTACTGGTAAGGGATATAATTCTTCAGAATATGGATATCGATATTGGACTATTACTGGCGTTAATACTGCATTTGGTCTAATTAATCAGGCAACAATTTCATACTCAGTAGATGAAAATCCAGGCATTCATGATGGACAGCAATATGGAACAGTATCTAATGTAAAAAATCTAGCTACATTCAATATTACTCTCAAAGAGGGTGAATTTTTTAACGGTGAAGAAGTCTATACAAACAGTTCATCTGTAAATGTCATTGCTGGAAATACTCCAGTAACTAATGTTTTAAGAGTTGATAGTCTTGTTGGTCTAAACACTGGAGATTTATTAAAAGGAAGAACTTCTGGTTCTTCTGGCATCATTGAAAGTATGCAAAATTACTCTGGATACTTTGATGTCAATTCAACAATATCGAAAGATTTTGGATGGGAAAGAGACACTGGCAAACTCAATGACTTTTTCCAAAGAATACAAGACAGTGATTATTATCAACAGTTTGCATATTCATTAAAGAGTAAAATTGGAATTAGTAGTTGGAGTGAACCTGTTGATAGTTTAGCACATATTGCTGGTTTCAAAAAACATTCAGATTTATTAATACCATCTGATAGTCTTGCTGGACTTGGTAGTACTAGTATTTTAACTGGAATTGGAACTCAATCAAGTACAGTCGTATTAGTAAATCCAAATCCTGTAAAAGTGTATTGTAAACATGACTGGGATCTTGTTTATGAAAAAACAAACGATGATGCGACGATCAGTGATGAAATTGTTTTTAAATCAAATAGATTTGGTGATGCTTTAATTTGTAAATCAAATAGAGTTCTTGAAATTGATGATATTAGTCCACAGTTCTATTCAGATCCTAATATTAGTAGATCTTTAGAACTTGATAGTTTTGATATTACTTCTTCATCAGCTATCAAGTATTATGCTCAAGTGGTTCTTGATACTTCTTTAGGTATTACATTTAATGAAACTCAATATACAGAATTTGTGGTGTCCCATGATGGAACGATTTCATTCAACAATCAATATTCTGATATATCTGATGCATTTGATTTAGGCGATTTTAGCACTTCAATTTCTGGAACAACTGTCTCAATATTATTCTCACCATATAATACAACTTATACCTACGATCTTACTTTCTATAAAGAAAAAATTGAACCTGGCGTTGGAATTGGAACTACTTCATTTGGGCATGTCCAAAAAGTTGGTGTAGCATCTTTCATTGCTGCTTCTGGATCCCCATCATCACAAATAATTCAATCTATTGATGCAAATCAATTTAAGAGTGGTAGTGTAATTGTTTCTGTCATTGGTCCTAATCAAAAGAATATTACTGAAGTTTCATTCTTAGGAATAGGATCTACAGCACAGTACATTGAATTTGGAAAAATGGAAAGTGGTGTTGGTCTTGGAACATTTAGTGTAGATATGACTGCTACCAATAATTTACAATTAAAATGGTTGCCAGCAGCTGGAGTTGGAGTTACTGTTGCAATGCTTTCTACTTTAGTTGGAGTTGCTACAACAGTTTCAACAGGAATTCCTGGTACAAGTTATGAAGTTGGAGATGCATCTTTAAATTGCACTAGAACTGCAATCATTTCTTCTCCTACACCATCAGCAGAAACAATTTCTACAATTTCTTCTAATAATTATGTTTCAGTAAAATATTTGATAGAAATTCATAACACAACAGATGGAGAATACTCTTTCTTCCATGTAGCAGCAAATATTTACGGCGATGTGGTTAACTACATAAAATATAACAATATTTCAACATCTTCAGATTATAGAAGAGATATTCAAAATACTGACATGATTGTCTCTGGAGCAAATGGTTTATTGAGATTTACTCCAAAAGCAAACAAAGCATATATTGTGAGAACTTCAGAAATAAGAATTGATAAACCTGATGATACGGCAAGTGATGTCATCATAACCCTTCCATAAATATTCCAAAAACAATATGGGATTTCAGTTAGGATCCGTAAATAAACAATATAATTCTGCAACGGAAACCTTCAGGTATTCGTTTAATTTGACGCACGAAGGAGATCCTATCTTCCATAAAGTTTTTGATGGTTCGAATACATCATCAGTTTTACTTGGGGCTGATACATTTGTTATTGATAATCATTTTTTTGTAACTGGCGAACCTTTATATTATAATGCTGGACCAGGAAATACTGCTATTAGTATAAATCCATCGAGTACTGGTGTCGGTGGAGCTACAACTTTACCGCAACGAGTATTTGCAATTAAAATAGCAGAAAATAAATTTAAGGTTGCTGCTGCAGCAACTCTTGCTTTTGCTGGAGATGCAATTGATTTAACTTCTGTTGGAATAGGAACAACACATTCATTCACAGCAGAAAAACAAAATAGCAAGTGTATTATTGCTTTAGATAATATTATTCAGTCTCCAATTTATAAAAGAATTGGTGCAACTACTACACTTTCATCCATTAATAATAGAATATTAGAAGTCAGTGATATTAGTATATTTAAAAATTATGATCTAATTCAAATAAATGACGAAATTATGAGGATCCAAGTAATTGGATTTAATGGAGTTTCAAATCAAATGTTAGTTGATAGACGTTGGATGGGAACTTCATTTGGAGGTCATTCAGCTGGAGACACTGTTCAACTTGTTTTTGGTGACTATAATATCATTAATGATGTAATTACTTTTGCAGATGTTCCATTTGGCGGATTACGTTATACTGTGGGATTTTCTTCTGAAAATGTAAATTTAACATCAAGCAGTTTTACTGCTTTATCAGATATTTTTACAACAGGATCTCAGGTTTTAATAAGAAGTCTTACTCCACCTTCTCCACTACAATCTAATCAGAACTATTATTTAATAAAAAATTCTGAAAATAATTATTCATTTTCATCGTCTCTAGACAATGCCAATGTTGGCATAGCGATTACTTTAACATCTGCTGGTATTGGAACTCATAATTTGGTTTATGTAGACGTTACTAATGGAAGTTCATTCCAAGGTAGATCTTTTATCAGATCAAATTATGATGGTAACCTTATTATTGATGATATTTCCCAAAACTTTACTGGTATAGCAAAAACATTCACTATTAAGAGTTCTGGTGTAAATACAACAGGCATTACCAGTGATTTTGGAGTAATATTAGTTAATAATATTTTCCAGAAACCAGATGTTGATTATAATTTTATTGGAGGATCATCCACTGGTATAACATCTATAAGATTTACTGGCAATAGCGATGCAACTGTAGAAGCATATAGTACTTCAGATGTAAACGCTAATAAACTTCCAAGAAAAGGTCTTATTGTTTCTTTAGCAAATTCTGAAGGTTATGGATATCAACCACAATATGTCGGAACAGGAACCGCAGTGGTATCTGGATTTGGAACGATCACAGTCGCATTGGGATACTCTGGCAGCGGATACAGAAACGGTCCAACTACTTATAGAGTTTATGTCAATGGCGGAAATCCTACGACTGGAGCTGCTGGCACGTTCACTGTCTTAAATGGAAATATTAATAGAATTTTTATGAATACTCCAGGTGTAGGATATACCTGGACAAATGTTCCTGTAGTTTCTTTTGATGCTCCAATTCCATATGATGATATTAGATTAATTAGTTCTTCAACTGGAATTGGCGCTTCAGCGTCTATTGTTGTTGGTTCTGGTTTAAGTATAACATCTTTCCAACTTAATAATATTGGTTATGGGTTTACTGTCGGTGAACAATTAAGAATTGCTGGAATTCCTACAGTTACGAGTATTGGATCAACGTTTGCCAATGCAATATTTACAGTAAAAGAAACCAGAGATGATGAATTTGCTGGATGGGTACTTGGAAAACTTCAAGTCCTTGATGATTTTTCATCTGAATTTAATGGAACTAAAACCACATTTACAATTACTGAAAATGGTGTTCCATTAAGTATTGAAAAAACATCAGGATCTCCAATCAATTTAGAGGATGTTTTATTAATATTCATTAATGATGTTCTTCAGAAACCAGGAGATGCTTATACCTTTGAGGGTGGAACTCAAATAGTATTTGCCGAACCTCCAGTAGCAGGATCTTCGTTACAGATATTATTTTATAGAGGAACAGACGCTGATATTGATACTGCTACTGCACTTGATACTATTAAGATTGGTGATGGAGTAACAATTCTTAAAAATCCAAATCAAATTATTCCAATTGAACAAAGTGAAAGAATTGTTAGAGCAATTGTTTCCAGAGATACTATTCAAACAAATAATTATAAGGGTCAAGGAATTAGTCAATCAACGTCACCACTTAGACCAGTTGTTTGGTGTCAACAGCAAGAAGATTTATTTGTGAATGGTATTAAAGTAAGCAAATCTAGAGTTGAGTATGCTGCAAAAATTAAACCAACAGCAAAAATTATTAAAAGTATTACTACAACTGATAATATTTTTTACGCTGACGGTGGAAGTTTAATTTTTAGTAGAACTGAAGATCCAAATACCACATCATTTGATGTTCAAATTATCGATGGCGATAAAGATAATACTGGATTTGGCACAACAACATTTATAAAACCAGTTGAAACAGTTTCATCAGTTTCAGTTGTTGGTGATGAAGGAGTTATTACTGGAATTGGAACTACCAGTCAAGGACTTCAATTTAACTTCTATATCCCATTAAATTCACCACTAAGAGATGCACCTTTTGGTAATATTACTGTGACTGGAATTTCAACTGGAGATTATTTTGTTATTTCTAGATCAAATGTTGGTAATGGCGTAACAGCGTTATCACAAAATAGATTAAGTACAGTTGGTATTGCAACTCAATTCTTAGATGGTGTTTATCAGGTAAGTCATATCAGTCCAGTTGGAACTGGATTATCAATGAGAGTTCACGTCAATATTGCAACTAATCATGGATTAAGATTTACTGGTCTTGGATCTGGTGGTGGTAATTTCTATGGTGAATATAGTTGGGCTAAATTTACATCAGGAAGATCATCTGGATTAGCGTTTACTTGCAACCCTTTAAATGGATTAACTGGTATTTCAACTGCACCACAAATTGTTAGAACTACAAAGTTATCTTTAGATTACTCATAAATAAAACAAAAAGTCTAGAAAATAATGCCCGCGATCATTACTGATCAGATCAGAGTATTGAATGCATCTAACTTTGTCAGTGGTATTTCGACCTCTGATAACAGTTATTATGTGTTTATTGGTCTACCAAATGCCACTGAAGTAAGTGCAGATTGGAATACTAATACACCATATCCAATTGATAGTTTCGATCAATATAGTGACATATATGATACTCTAATTTCTGCAAAGAAAATTACATCAAGTGATGTCCTAAAAGTTATCAGAAAAATTTCTTGGACATCAGGTACGATTTATGAAATGTACCGACATGATTATAGTATTAATAGAACTTCGCCCCAAACTAGTGCAACTAGTTTGTATCGAACAAATTTTTATGTAATGAACTCTGACTATAGAGTTTATGAATGCATTTATAATGGTGCTGCTCCGTCAAATAGCGGAAAAGGAATTATTTCCTTGGAAGAACCAACTCATACGGATCTCCAACCAAGATTAGAAAGTGACGGGTATATTTGGAAGTATCTATTCTCCATCAAACCAAGTGATATTATAAAATTTGATAGTGTGGAATATATTCCAGTTCCTGCAAACTGGAAAACAAATTCTGATGTTGCCAATGTTAGAAATGCTGCAGTTAATGGGAGAATTGAAGTTGTTGTTATTGAAAGTGTAAGTTCCGCTTCATATCAATATAGTGGTGCAAAAAATAATGTGCCAATAAAAGGTGATGGACAAGATGGATTAGCATCTGTTACCTTTATTGATGGAAAACCGACAGCAGTAACAGTCACTAATGGAGGAACTGGATATACTTTTGCTACATTAGATCTTGATAGTGTTGTAACTGGATCTGGAGCAAGTTTTTCCGTTATTATTCCTCCACCTGGAGGACATGGTGCAGATATTGATAAAGAACTTGGTGCAAATCGAGTTTTAATTTATTCAAGAATTGAAAACAGTGATGTAACAAATCCAGATTTTCCAACAGGAAATCAATTTGCAAGAATTGGCATTATTAAAAATCCATTAGTCAATGGAACATCTAACTTATTAACAGCATCTTCAGCGTCTGGTGTTTATGGTCTTCGCTTGACTGGTGCTGCTACAACGACAATGAGTGTGTCAGTTGATGGGCAAGTTAGACAAACAATTGGTGTTGGATCGACTGCAGTTGGAAAAATTATTTCATATGATCCAATAACAAAAATTTTGAGGTACTGGCAAGATAGGGATCTTGCTACTGATAGTTCTACTGGATCAAAACCAACCTATGGATACCGTCTAAATAAATTTACAAGTTCTCCAGGGACAGGAGGAAGTGTGAATGTAGTTGTAACAACGACTACTGGCACTGAAACCGTAGGTATTGAAACAACATTTACTGGAGTTTCAACAACGGTCAACTCAAGAACTTATTACTTCGGACAATCATTTAATAATGGTATTGCACAACCAGAAATTCAAAAGTATTCTGGAGAAATTATTTACGTCGATAACCGACCAGAAGTAACAAGAGCTACAAACCAAAGAGAAGATATTAAAATTGTTTTAGAATTCTGATCCGATGCCACAAAACACTAACCTCAACACTAATCCATATTATGATGACTTTGATCAGGCAAAGAATTACAATAGAGTTCTTTTCAAACCTGGTGTGCCAATTCAGGCAAGAGAACTAACAACCTTACAGTCAATTCTTCAAGATCAAGTTGAAAAATTTGGTAAACATTTTTTCAAAGAAGGTTCTGTAGTAATTCCTGGTTCTATTGCATATGATGACAGATATTATGCAGTAAAATTAGAGCCCACTTTTTTTGGTGTTTCGGTTGAGGTTTATTATGATCAGTTAATTGGACTAACTATCCAAGGAAAAACTTCTGGTATTACTGCGGTAGTAAAAAAAGTAATATCTAGAAATCAATCTATCGAAGGTGTTACTACATTATATGTAAAATATCAAAAATCATCAGATCAAGATTATAGTACAGATCAGTTTTTAGATGGTGAAAATCTAGTAACTCTTACAGATTTTACTTATGGATCTACAACAATTGCTTCTGGATCTGACTTTGCAACGTGTGTTCTTACAAATGCTACTGCAACTGGATCTTCATTCTCTGTAACTGAAGGTGTATTTTTTGCAAGAGGTGCATTCATTGCAGTAAATGATGAAACAATTATCCTAGATCAATATTCAAATACTCCATCGTACAGAGTTGGATTTTTCGTAAACGAAGAAATCATTAATGCTGTTGATGACCCATCACTTTATGACAATGCTCAAGGATATTCAAACTATACTGCACCTGGTGCAGATAGGTTAAAGATTAGTTTATCTTTAATTAAAAAAGATTTAGAAGATTATCAAGATGAAAACTTCATTGAACTTTTCAGAGTAAAGAATGGTGAAGTTAAAAAAATTGTTACAAAAACCGTTTACAGCGAAATTGCTAAGGAATTGGCAAGAAGAACTTATGATGAAAGCGGCGATTATTATGTTAAGCAATTTGATATTCAAGCAAAAGAAAGTTTAAACGATAGATATTCAACTTTTGGAGTTTTCTTCCCAGAGGAAAATACTGATCAGGGTAATAAACCATCTAAAGATTTACTTGAAATTCAAGTTGGTCCAGGAAAAGCATATGTAAAAGGATATGAAGTAGAAACTTTTGGAACAACCTTCTTGGATGTAGAAAAACCAAGAGAAACTACGTCTGTTTTGGGTGCAGGAATTCCATTTCAGGCAGGCAATCTTTTACGTGTAAACAATGTATACGGCGGTGCTAGTGTTGGATTAGCAACAACTGGATTTGTAGATCTTCGCAGTCAAAGACTTGGATCTAATAAAGCTTCTGCTGTAGGACAAAGTGTTGGTAGAGCACGAGTATATGATTACAAGAGTACAAATACAGATTATACTAATAATGCATCTCAGTTTGATTTATATCTCTATGATATTCAAACTGACACAGAAATTACTCTAAACCAATCGTTATCAATTAGTGCTCCTGCCTTGATTGAAGGTAAAAATTCTGGTGCTAAAGGATATCTAAGATCTGTATCTGGAAGTATTCTAACTCTTCATCAAACGTCTGGTAACTTCATTGTTGATGAAGCAATTCTTGTCAATGGAATTGAAAATGGTAGAGTTATTACTAAAGTACTAGAGTTTGATATTACTGATGTGAGATCAGTGAGATCTGAAGTTGGTGTTACAACTTTTAGTGCAGATACAGTTTTAGATCCAAAGATCAACTTTGGAGCAAAACCATTTACAATTACTTCTGGATCAGGCGGTGTTTCGACTGTTACCAGCTCTACAAGTGGTTGGACTGTAGGTATCAAGACTGGTGATATTGTTTCATATGCTAGAACTGATGTATCAGGAACTGTTTATAATAGAGTAAAAACTATTACATCAACAGCACAAAGTTTGACTGTTGAAGCAGTAACCAATGTTGTTGGAGTTGCAACTGGAACTTTACCTCCTGCATCAGTCAGTGTTTCTGGTCTTCTTGTTGTTGCGCCAAAGATCAGAAATTCAAACTCTGGGTTTATGTATGCAGAGTTTCCAAATAGAAATATTGAAAGTGTAGATCTGACAACTTCTGATATCTTTATTAGAAAAGAATATAGAGATAGAAGTTCATCATCTTTAGGATCACTAGATTTACCATCTTTAGCAGGAACTGATTTTGTTTATGCTCCATTTGATGAAGAAAGATATTCAATCTTCTACATGGACGGAACAGTTGAACCACTAACTTCAGATCAATTCCAACTAACAAATGGTGGTAAGGGTGCAACTATTTCTGGATTATCTAAAACAAGTCAGACTGGAGTGGTTGCAGTAACAACTCAACAAAAATCAAAAGTTACATCTAAGAATAAAGTTCTAAATCGTGCAGCGTCAGTTACAGTTACTGGTTCAAAATACAATTACTCTGGTATTTCAACTGGAGTTAGTGATGGTCTAAGTCATAATAACGCTTATGGTAAGCGTGTTCAAGACAAAGAAATTTCTCTAGATGTTGCTGATGTTGTCAATGTTCATGCAGTATTTCAGTCATCAACGAATAGTGCTCCAACAGTTCCAAGTTTAGTTCTTTCATCATTAAATGGTCCAAATGGAACTAATCTGGACTTAATTGTTGGTGAAATTCTAATTGGTAATACTTCTGGTGCTTCGGCAATGGTTCTTGGTAAAACAGGCACCAATGAAATTTACTATATTACCAAAAATATTCAGAGTTTTATTGAAACTGAACAAGTCATATTCCAAGAAAGTGGAGTAACTGCTAATATTTCACAAATCAATCTAGGAGATCCAAACATCTTAGATAATTTCAGTTTTGATACAGGTCAGCGACTTGAATATTATGATTTTGGTAGACTAATCAGAAAGTCTGGATCACAAGAACCATCGAGACAACTCAAGGTATATTTTGATTATTTTACCATCAATTCTAGTGATAATGGTGAAATTATTACAACCAATAGTTATCCAGATTATAATGAAAATATTCAAAGTTTCAATAATATAAGAAATACTGATGTTATTGACTTTAGACCACGAGTAGCAGACTATAGTGGAACATTATCACCATTTGAATTCTCATCAAGAAACTTTGGTGGATCTGGACAAACTGTTCCAAATGTGATTGTTTCTGATGAAAATATTGTTTTAGACTATAGTTTCTATACGGGAAGAATTGATAGACTATTCCTCAATCAGGACAATACATTTACTATTGCAAAGGGTGTTTCTTCAGAACGTCCAGTTCTACCAGAAGCAATTGATGGATCTTTTGAACTAGCAACAATTACATATGCACCATATGTCTATGATGTAGATACTGATGTAACGATTGAGTTCAGGGCTAACAAGCGTTATACAATGCTTGATATTGGAAAACTTGAAGATAGAATTGCTGGTTTAGAGTACTATACAAGTCTATCCTTACTTGAAGCAAAAACATCAAGTTTAGTCATTCAAGACCCAGATACAGGACTTGATAAATTCAAGTCTGGATTTGTTGTTGATAACTTTAGTACCTTTGATGTTGCGGATAAAACACTTCCAGTTCTAAAATATGATATTGACAATAATGAAATGATTGCAAGATCATATTATGATAACATTGATCTTTTAGTTGGATCTGAAGCACTTATTGGTACAAATGGAGCACCAAATCTAAGTATTGATGCGCGATACACAAATGATCTTGGATCTGCTAATATCAAAAAATCAAAGAATATTGTAACTCTAAACTATTCTGAGGTAGAAGATTTCAATCAACCATTTGCAAGCAGAGCAGTAAACGTCAATCCATTTGATGTTGTTACCTGGCGTGGTAGTATGAGTTTAGATCCAAAACAAGATATTTGGATCGAAAGAGAATATAAAACTATTGATGGTGGTTTTGGAACAACTGAAGTTATTACATCTTCAACGGCAATTCCAAATCTAAGATCACAGAATATTGAATTCAAAGCATCTAGACTAAAACCATCAACTAAGTTCTTTAGTTTCTTTTCAAGAACAGATATGTCTGATAATAGGACACTAACTGTTCCTAAGTTATTAGAAGTAACCCCAGTTCAAGGATCATTCCAAGTTGGAGAAACTGTTGTTGGAAGACTTCTTTCCAATCAAAATACAACAGCAAATCCAGAAGTTAGATTTAGACTTGCACAGGCAAATCATAAAGATGGTCCATATAATGCTCCAACAGCAGTATATACCAACAGCCCATATTCATCTGTTGGATTGAGTTCTTTCTATAGTGATACTACCGAAGTATTGAATATTGATACTTCATCACTCAATCAAAAATCAGACGAAAGATTTTTTGGGTATGTGTCTGTTGGTATGAAACTTGTTGGAGAAACAAGTAATGCAGAAGCAACTGTAAAAGATATTAGATTGATTAGCGATGCAAATGGTGTTCTAATTGGAAGCATCAATATTCCAAACACAGATCCAAAATTTGCGAATGGAACAAATACTGTTGAAGTATCTGCAGAAAAAACACCTTCAAATATTCCTGGTATCACTGTAAGTGGAGCAGATGCAAACTTCTTCTCACAAGGAACATTAGAAACACAAACAACTATTGTTCGTCGTCCTCCACCACCACCTCCAGCCCCAGCAGATCCATTAGCACAATCGTTCTTTGTTGAAGAAGATCCTGGTGTTTACTATACATCTGTTGATTTATTCTTTGGAACAAAGAGTTCATCAATTCCTGTGGAACTTAGAATTGTAAATGTTGTAAATGGTTTTCCTTCTGGAAATATTATTGAGGGATCTAGTGTTGTAAAATATCCAAATGAGATTACAACTTCAAGTACTGGATCAACAGCAACAACATTTACATTTGATGCTCCAGTATATCTACCAAAAGGAGAGTATGCATTTGTGATTTTAGCTGATACTGATGCATATAATGTGTGGATTTCTCGTGTAGGTGAGGAAGATATTTCAACTGCCAACTTACCAGAAATTCAAAAAATTATTATCAACAAGCAACCATCATTAGGATCACTATTTAAGTCACAAAATGCATCTACTTGGGAAGCATCGCAACTTGAGGATCTAAAGTATGTTGCACGTAAGGCAAAGTTCACTACACAAAAAGGAACCTTCAAGTTCTATAATCCAGAACTAAGAACATATAATTCTAGAAATATTCTACAAACTAATCCAATTGAAGTTTATGCTAAGAAAGTAACTCTTGGGTTATCTTCTGCAGTTACCTCCCCATTTGTTGTTGTAGGATCTCAAATTAAACAAGATAATAGAACTTCTAGTGGATTTGTAGAAAGTCTACGTGGTGCTGTTGGACTTGCCAACACTGGATTGACTGTTACTAATGTTGGTGTTGGTTATTCTAATGGTACATTCCAGGGTGTAAACTTCACTTCAGTTACTGGATCTGGAACTGGTGCTATTGGCATTGTTACTGTTAGTGGTGGTGCAATTGCTAACGTATGCGTAACTGCTAGTGGTCGTGGATATGCTGTGGGTGATACACTAACAGCCACACTTGGTAGTAACACGTTAGGTCAAAATCTAACCTTTACTGTAGGTGTTGTTACTTCAACAAATACTCTTGTTCTAACCAACGTAACTGGACAAGACTTTAATACATCAGATCAAATCCAGTATGTGCCAACTGCAGGTGCTGGTGTTGGCGTTGGATCAACTTTATTCTCGATTGTTCCTTCTACTGCTACAATTAATACAGACCAATATGACGGCACTTATTTCAAGGTAAATCATAAGAACCATGGAATGCACGCTGATAATAACATTGTTACATTAACTGGAGTAAGTGGTGATACTGTTCCAACTGCAATTCAAGTGGGATATGCAGTAAGTTCTATTGATAATATTAGTATTGCAAGTAGCACAAACTTCAATCTATTTGAAGGTGCTCAAGTTTCTGCAGCAAACCCTGGATTTGCTTTGATTGGCGATGAGATTATTGCATATACTGGTGTAGGAAATAATATCCTAACTGGTATTACAACTAGAGGAATTGATGGAACAATCCCAAGAACTTATACTGCAAATACACCAATTCAAAAATATGAGTTTGCTGGTGTTTCTCTAAGAAAGGTCAATACAACACATAATTTAATCAATGCATCCAATACAATTCAAGATAAAGTAACTCTTGATCAATATCATGTAAAAATTTCTGGAGCAGCGGTATTTAACTCTAGTAAAATTGGTGGTGGATCAAATGCTAAGGCAACCCAAAATATTCAATTTGAAAGTATTATTCCTTATATTGATTATAATCTTCCAAATGGAACATCTATTAGTGCTCAGGTAAGAACAACATCTGGAACAAGTATTGACGGAAGTGAAGTATCATTCCAAGATAAAGGATATGAATCAGTTTCACTAACAAATAAAACTACTTTTAAAGATCCAAGAATAATTGCTTCTAGACCAAATGAAGAAACGAAACTGCTTGCTCTTCCTGGTGCTAAATCATTTACTTTTGAATTAGAGTTAAGTACAACTAATGAAAATGTGTCTCCAAGCATAAATGCATTTGAAAGTTTTGTTACTACAGAATCACATAGAGTAAATAGTCCAATCACAAATTATGCTGCTGACAGAAGAGCAAATCTTCTTGTAGAAGATCCGCATGATTTCTCATATCTAACTAAGGTAATTAGTCTAGAAACACCTGCAACATCATTGAAAGTTTTACTTGACGCTTATAGACCAACAGATGCTGATATTAGAATTCTATACAGACTGTTTAGAGTTGATGGGGCAGAGCTTGATAAAGTATTTGAACTATTCCCTGGGTATGACAATCTTGATGCTAACCAACAAGTAATTAATATTAAAAATAATAGCGGAAGATCTGATAGAAATATTTCTGCAAGTCTTGATAATCAATTTGTTGAGTATACTTGGACTGCAAATAATCTTCCTCAGTTTAGTGCATACCAAATCAAAGTTGAAAATACAACAACAAATCAAGCACAATCACCAAAAATTAGAAACTTTAGAGCAATTGCATTGGCATGATAAAACGAGCAAAAGTAGAAGATCATTCAAATCTTGAAAGAGACTTACATACACAAGCAATCATAAACACAGATATGGTTGCTTACGAGAAATATATCAATGAAAGAAATACTCGTTTACGTTATGAAACAGAACTTAAAGAACTGAGATCTGAAATCGAAGTTCTAAAGTCTTTAATTCTCAATAAATAATTATAGTATAAAGGTGGGAGATGGCAGTTCCAGTAGTCAACCTGGTAATTGAACAGGGAGCTGATTTTACAAGGACTTTTAATTTGAAAAAGTCCGATGGATCTCCATTGGATTTGTCACCTTATAATTTTTCGGTAAAAATGAGGAAGTGGAGTGGTTCTGCTGGATTTATTAGTTTTGCAACAACATATAATGGAAATCCAACTTTAGGAAATTTGACAATATCACTAACAAATTCTCAAACTGGAATTATTACTTCGGGTAGATATAATTATGATGTAATTATTACAAACACATCTGCAAGTAGTACTAAAACTAAAGTAATTACTGGACAGATAACTGTAAATTCTACCGTTTCCTAAAATGTCGGACATAGTTGTTTCTACTGAGGGAAATGGTTCTTTAGTTTCTTCAGTTGTATCACTAGATATTGCAGCAGATTCCGATATTGGTACAGGACAAATAGAAGTAATTGTTGCATCAGCAGGAGGAGGAGGAGTGGCAAATCTATCAGATATTTTAGACGTAGACACTTCAAATCTTAGTGCATCTACAAACAAATATATTATGGTGTATGATGCACAAACTTCAAAATATAAGTTTATAAATCCAGATGATATTTTAGATGCTTCTGTTGGAATAACAACAACTGATCCTACTCCTGTAGGAATGTCAACAGCAACCATAAATTACTTGGATGATGTATTGGATAATAAAATAGATTTAGATGCTGGAGAGTGGTAGTTTCTAAATAATTGGGAACGAAAAAAATAATTACCCATAATTCCTATGGCTGCTCCAGTTATTCAGTTTAAAAGAGGTCTGTTTAGTAACTTACCTGGTCTTAGAGCAGGTGAACCAGGTTTTACTACGGACAAATATGATCTTTATGTAGGTATTGATAGTACCACAAACGGAAATAAATTCTTTGGTTCTCATCGTTATTGGACAAAAGAAACAACATCAGCAGGTTCTGGTTTAAATCTTGTTGAAGGAACAGAAAATGGTGAAAATACTATTACTTTAAAAGCACCAGCAAGTATTCCTGCAAATTATACAATTACTTTTCCAAGTGCTATTGTAACCGATGGTTATTTAAAGGTTGCAAGTGATGGAACTCTTTCTTGGGCACCAAATCTTACATCATCAACACTATCAATTAGCGGAATTTCAACGCTAGGTCAAGCACTTGCTACAACAGTAAGTGCTACTGGTATTATTACCGCATCCTCATTCTCTGGTTCTGGTTCAGGACTAACTGCAGGAACAGTTCCAGTATCTGCTTTAGATATTGATGGTGCTACTGCAGCAACAGGATTGACATCAGATGACTTATTCATCATTGATGATGGTGCTGGTGGTACTAATAAGAAATTAACAGCACAGCAACTTTCAGATTATGTTCTAGGTGGTTCTGGCGGTGCTACCTTCCCTGCAATTACTGTAACAGGTATTGCTACAATCAATACCTTAAAGGCAACTACATCAACAACCACAGGTATTGCAACAGCATCTTCATTTAGAGGTTCTGATTTCCGCGATACTGATGGATCATTAGTTCCTCTTGTTGGTGTTTCTTCTGCTTCTGCTCATACTGGACTAGTTACTGCATTCAAATTTACTGGAACAGGTCTTGAAGAGTATACAGTAGCAAATGAAATTGCAACAATTAAGATTTCTGGTGTTGCTGCTTCAACTTATACAACGAATGAAGTCTTTACTGCAACTCAAGGTCAGACATCATTTAACTTTACTGCTGGTTATGATGATGGATTTGTTGATGTATACTTAAATGGTATTCGTCTAATCAATGGAACAGACTTCACTGCTAGCAATGGTGCAGATGTTGTTTTAACATCGGGAGCAACTGCTGGTGATGAACTAGAAGTTGTTTCATTCAAAGAACTTGGCGATGTATTCTCACTAAACAACCTAAGACTTGCTGGTGGTTTAAGAGTAACTGGAGTTGTAACTGCTACTAGTTTTAATGGTGCATTAAATCAAACTGCAGGTGTTTCTACTGTTGGACAACTTTCAGCAGTTACAGTAAATGCTTCAGGCATCGTTACAGCATCTTCGTTCAGTGGTTCTGGTTCAGGTCTATCTGCTGGTACAGTTCCTGCTTCAGCAATTGATATTGATGGAGCTACTGCTGCTACTGCTCTAACATCAGACGATCTATTCCTAATTGACGATGGTGCTGGTGGTACTAATAAGAAACTAACGGCACAACAACTATCTAACTTTGTCCTCGGTGGTTCTGGCGGTGCTACCTTCCCTGCAATTAATGTAACTGGTGTAGGTACAGTTTCTCAACTCCAAGCAACTACAGCAACCGTAGGTGCTGGTTTAACGGTTACTGGAGCAACTGATCTAAATGGTGGATTGGATGTTTCTGGTGGTGAAACAACCCTATCATCGGCAACAGTAAGTGATCTAACTTCAGGTCGTGTTGTCTTAGCAGGTACTTCTGGTGCTCTTGAAGATAGTGCTAACTTAACATTCGGTGCTAATGGACTAAGAGTAACTGGTAGTACTAACGTTTCAGGTATTGTTACTTCTTCTGCAGGATTTAGTGGAAATATCAATGCTACTGGTGTTTCAACAATTGGTTTCTTAACAGCAACCACATTAAATGTTGCAGGTGTTGTAACAGCATCTTCTTTCCGTCCGACCAGTGGTTATTACCAATCTGCAAACGGAACTAACAGTTTCTTTGTTTTTGATACAACAGGAAATGTAGCATTCCAAGGAACGATTGGTGCAAGTCAACTTAATTCTGCAAGTGGTAATAAAGTTATTGGACTTCTTGCCAATGATGCGGCATTTGAGCGTCATGTTACCGTAACTGGTATTGCAACAGCATCTTCGTTCTCTGGTCCACTAACTGGAAATGTAACAGGTAACGTAACTGGAAATATCAATGCTACTGGTATTTCTACTGCTTCATTCCTACAGGCAACTACAGTAAACGCTTCAGGAATCGTTACAGCATCTTCATTCAGTGGTTCTGGTTCAGGTTTATCTGCTGGTACAGTTCCAGTATCTGCTTTAGATATTGATGGTGCTACTGCAGCAACTGCCTTGACTTCCGATGACTTATTCATCATCGATGACGGAGCTGGTGGTACTAATAAGAAACTAACAGCACAACAATTATCCGATTATGTTTTAGGTGGTTCTGGCGGTGCTACCTTCCCTGCAATCAATGTTACGGGTATTGGTACTATTACAACTTTAAAGGCAACTACAGCAACCGTAGGTGCTGGTTTAACCGTTACTGGATCAACCGATCTAAACGGTGGTTTAGACGTTTCTGGTAGTGCAACTATTGATCAACTAACAGTTTCTGGTGTTACAACTTCAACTGGAGGTTTTGTTGGTGCTTTAACTGGCAATTCTAGTACTGCTACAGCACTTCAAAATGCTCGCAATTTCCAAGTTACTGGTGATGCTGCTTCTGCTTCAGTATCATTTGATGGAACTGCTAACGTTGGTCTTGCAGTAACATTAGCAACTGTTAATAGTAACGTTGGAACATTTGGTTCACAAACACAAATTCCTGTTGTTACTGTTAACGCTAAAGGTCTTGTTACTGCCGTATCAACGGCTTCAGTTGGTACTGCTTTAACGGTAACTGGTGATAGTGGATCAGAAAATATCAATTTACTTTCAGAAGCTTTAACAATTTCTGGTGGTACAAACCTGACTTCTTCAGCTGCTTCTAATACAGTTACAATTAATCTCGATCCAAACATTTCACTAACAAGCGTTGTTACTTCAGGTATTATAACTGCTACTGGTGGTTTCTCTGGAAACGTAACTGGAAACCTAAATTCAACTGGAGTTTCTACGGTTTCGTTCCTACAAGCAACCACAGTAAACGTATCTGCTGCTGCTACAATTCCAACTCTAAGTGGAACAACAGCAACCTTTACTAATATAACTGCTAATGGTGGATTTACTGGTAATATCAATACTTCTGGTATTGGTACTATTGCAACACTAAAAGCAACTACAGCGACTGTAGGTGCTGGTCTAACGGTTACTGGAGCAACTGATCTTAATGGTGGTCTAGATGTTTCTGGTGGTGAAACAGTTCTATCTTCCGCAACAGTTTCTGATCTAACTTCTGGTCGTGTTGTTCTTGCTGGAACAAGTGGTGCTCTTGAAGATAGTGCTAACTTAACGTTTGGCGTTAACGGTCTAAGAGTAACTGGTGGTGCTAACGTTTCTGCTGCTTCTACATTCGGAAGCAACTTAAATGTTTCTGGTAATGTAGTTGTCTCTGGCGATCTAACGGTTAACGGCACAACAACTCAAATCAATACAGTCACAATGACTGTTGAAGATACATTACTTGAATTACAAATGATTGATGGGTCCGCTCCAGGATCTGATACCAACAAGGATGTTGGTATTGTAATGAACTACTTCACATCATCTGCTAAAAAAGCTGCATTCTATTGGGATGATTCGGCAAGCAGAATGGTTGCTGCAAGTGATGTAAGTGAAAGTAGTGGAGTTCTATCAGCATCAACGTTTGCTGGATTAGAAATTGGATCACTATTTGTAAATGACTGTGCAGGTGCTTCACAAGTCATTTCTTGCAGTGGCACTACAAGATCTCTTGAGAACATTACAATTGATGGTGGATCGTTCTGATCCCAATTAAAATTAAATAAATAGGGGGAGTTAGAAACTCCCCTTTTTTTGTGACTATGAATGAACAAGAGTTGAAAGTGTTGGTAAGTGTTTATCAAAGAAGATTAACAGATGCTTATGCACAAGCAATTGCGCTTGAAGCAAAGTCTTTAGTTCAGCAAGAAATAATTAATAATTTGCAGCAACAATTGCAAGAACAAATTCCTAAAAAAATTACAAAAAAACCAGATGCTGGAGAATTTTAATGCAAGAATACTTTAGTGGTATTTGGCAAGATGAAAATTTTGAAAATTTAAAGTATTCTGGATATCAACTAGTTGATTATGTAAACTTAAAAAATCCAAAAAGAGTTTTAGATGTTGGTTGTGGATTTAATCGATTTAAAGGAAAAATCAATTACCTTTGGGGCATAGATCCATATAATAGTTGTGCGGATCATCAAATATCTTTGGAAAATTACAAAGGACCAAAAGTTGATATTGCTTTATGTTTAGGATCTATAAATTTTGGCGATGAAAAAAATATTGATAACCAAATAAAAATTCTTGATAATATATGGACTAAAGAGTGTATTTTTAGAGTTAATCCTGGGTTAAAACATACTTGGAGACGTGAAGAAGATTATAAAAATATTATTTGGTATCCATGGACAATTGAAAAAATACATAGTATAAAAACCAAATACAATTACACATTAAAATGTTTAGAAGAAGAATACACTACTTATGGTCATTTAAGATACTTTTTTATTTTTAATAAATAAAATTGTAAACGATAAAAAAAATAATATAGGGAGTTTACAATGCTTTCTGGAAAGGAATTTGTAGCAAAGATTAAAGAAGAGAATGCTTCTCTCTTTGCTGAATCGCGTAAAAATGTTCGTAACTTCTTTGCTTCAAATCCAAGCAAAGAGTTTATGCTTGAGCATTTTCGTGGACGTATGGTTAACGAAGCGTTGAACATGAAGGCAATATCTGCTGAGATCGCTTCTGCTTCACCTTCAATGGATGTAACAGAACTTGAGCTTCTAACCAAACAAGCACAAGATGAAGCTAAGCACTTCCGTATGGTTAAGGAAGTTCTTGAGCATATCTCTGGCGAGCAGGTTGATGTTGAGGCTGCTTTTGCTGCTGAAGCTGCCACTCCACAAGCAAAAGGTGCTTCTCTTCTAGAGAAATATGGTGCTTCTCAAGATCCTGCTGCTCTTGCTGCATATCAGTTAGTTGCTGAAGGTCGTGCAGAAGCAGTTTGGGCAGAAATGGCAGAGTGTGTAGAAGATCAGTTTATCTCCTCACGCTACGCTGCTATTGCTAAGGATGAAGGTTTCCACGCTAA